CCGTGTGTTTGACGCGGATAGTGGCTTGTTACTTGATGAGCCATGTATTGATTCCATTATTGCCTTACGACAACTTACGTTGTTGTTCGGCAAAATTAATTTGGCGTGCTCCCCAGCACGTCAAAGGAAAGCAATGCGTGGCTATATCAAGTGTGAGCACGAAGTCCGGGAATTCGATCGTAAGCTTTCGAAGAGAGATCTTCTTGAGTTTACGACTATGTCGAACTTGCTATTTGGACGAGTTTTCGACCGTATAGATAGAGATATCTATTACGGTCGCCTCGTTCCTAAGCATGGTCCAGGATCAACAGCTGATGGTCTTTCCGGAAACGGAAAGTTCAATCAAGCTGTCTGGACCACCCGACTCGAGTCCATCTTACCGATGGGTGAGTATGTCCTTCCAAACTGGCGTTTTTACGACCAGATGGATGGGTATGACTTCGTCGAACCTGGCGCTGAGACACCTGTAAAGGTTGTCTTAGTACCTAAGACGCTCAAAACCCCTCGAGTGATTGCTATGGAGCCAACCTGTATGCAGTATATGCAGCAGGCCATACTCCGCAGTTTTCTCGAGTCCCACGGACAGGATGACTTCCTGTCACAAGTGATCGGTTTCGATGATCAGGTTCCTAATCAGGAACTTGCTCGCCGAGGTTCTCTTGATCAGAGAACCGCAACACTCGATTTGAGTGATGCTTCCGATCGGGTTTCGAATCAGCTCGTCCGGAACATGTTTTGTCGGTGGCCGCATTTGCATGCAGCTGTCGATGCGACACGTTCTAGACGGGCCTCTATTGGCATGACGGAGTAATCCGGCTTGTCAAATATGCGTCGATGGGTTCGGCACTTTGTTTTCCTGTGGAAGCTATGGTCTTTACGACCTTAATCTTCCTAGGAATTCAGAGATCGCTTAACACGTCACTTAGAAGGCGAGACCTTTTAGGTTTCGCCTCTTCGGTACGCGTCTTCGGGGACGATCTAATCGTTCCTGTTGACCATGTGCTTACCGTTGTGCGGACCTTGGAGCATTTCGGTGCTCTCGTAGGAACGGACAAGTCTTTCTGGACTGGAAAGTTCAGGGAGTCTTGTGGCCGGGAGTACTTTAATGGGTCTGACGTTTCAATCGTCAAGGCCCGGCAAGTTTTTCCGGCACAACGGCAAGATGCTACGGAGGTTGTTTCGGCTGTCAGTCTCAGGAACCAACTCTATTGGAGTGGTTACTGGAAGACTGTGCAGTGGCTGGATAAGAATCTGAGTAGGCTACTCGGAGACTTTCCAACCGTTTTACCGACTTCCCCCGTGCTTGGCAGGGAGTCTGTATTGGGCTTTGAAACCCAACGCATGCACCCTAATCTTCACAGCCCTTTAGTCAAGGGCTACCAAGTGAAGGCCAAGTCCCCTCATGATCATCTTGAGGGGTCAGGTGCCTTGCTTAAGTGTTTGCT